AGATTGATCTGGCTTCTAATAAGATTATGGTTCTACAGTCTGTTCTTGAAGGTAAGCCTCTTTATTTGAAAAAGATTTCTACTCTTATTCATCCGAAGCCGGGATTCAATATTATTGCAACTGCAAATACCAAAGGCAAAGGTTCTGGTGATGGTCGTTTCATTGGCACCAATGTCATGAACGAGGCATTCCTTGAACGGTTTGCAGTTACAATGGAGCAGTCATATCCAACTAATGTACAAGAAACTAAAATTCTAACAAAACTTGCCAAATCAATTGGACTAACAGATGTTGAAGACTTTATTAAACGTCTTGTGACATGGGCTGATGATACTCGAAAAACGTTTATGGATGGTGGTATTGATGAGCTAATTTCAACCCGACGATTGACTCTTGTTATTCAGGGGTATAAAATTTTCGGAAATAAGGCATCTTCGATTCAATATGCCGTAAAACGATTTGATGATGAAACGCGAGATTCCTTCATTAAACTTTATGAAAAAATTGATGAGAATTACCGAAAAGAAGAAGAGCTGGCTCGTAAAAAACTAGAAAATGCCGACAGCGAAGATGCCGAAGAATCTGGAAACAATCCAGTTGCAGATCCTTCAATTAAAGAAATTCAGATTGTACCGGTTGATGCTCCCGTTACATCTTCCACGGCAACTCCACTTACTAATGCAGCTAATTCGGTACCAAATTCTAATACCACTACTGTTGCTCAATCCGCAACTTCTGCATCTTGGGGGATTCCAGACGATCCGTTTTGATGAGACGATTACCTCAATTTGCAACAAAATTAAAAGAATCATAGATCGTAACATTCATGATCAACTTAATAAAGGCTTTGATCCCAATTCCAACTAAACAAATGAAATCACCAAAATTTATTGTCATTGAAGGCATTGATGGGTGCGGTAAGACCACCCAGGTTGACCTTCTTGGGAAATGGTTGCCAACCAGTGGATTGCTCGGAGAGGACCAATCTCTCGTCATTAGCCGTGAGCCAGGAGGAACCGAACTTGGTAAAAACCTGAGGAACCTGATTCTGAATAATAGTGGAGATGCTCCCGTAGAAAAAGCAGAACTACTAATGTATATGGCAGATCGTGCTCAGCATGTTGATAGAGTTATCATTCCTGCCCTTAAACGTGGCGATTGGGTTCTACTAGATCGTTATGTTGGGTCTACTATGGCATATCAGGGGTATGGTAGGGGTATGACTTTACCCAACTATGTTATGGAAGATGTTCCTTCCCCAGACCTTACTATTTGGCTGGATACCCCATTATATATTTGTATGCAACGAATTAAAAATAAAAATCCAGATCGAATTGAATCTAATGGATATGAATTCATGGCAAAGGCTCAATATGGATTTAGTGAATTATGTAATTATAATCCAAAGTGGATTCGCATTGATGGTAATCAAGAAACACGCCTAATAGAATCTACTATTCAACGGGAAATCCTGAACCGATTTTCTTATTGATTTTGATTTTCCAATTCACACAACAGCTCTGATCCAATAATGAAACTTTCTTCTGAAACCATCTCTATTCTTCGGAATTTCTCTCAGATCAATCCATCAATTTATTTCCGTAAAGGAAATAAGATTCGTACAATGTCTTTTGCCGAAAATATTTTTGTGGAGGCAACTGTAGATGAGACATTTGAGTCTGATTTTGCAATTTATAATCTGAGTGAATTTGTCAGCGCCCTTTCTCTACATGATAATCCAGATCTAAATTTCACAAATTCTTCTTATGTATCTTTTAATGACGGTAAACGAAAGGCCAAGTATTTCTTTGCAGATCCAGATGTAATTAAGTATCAAGAAGAAGATATTGTTTTTCCTGGCGAAGACTTTTGTTTTGTACTAGAAACAAAGGATCTAGAAAAACTGCTCAAGGCATCAAACACATATAGAATCTTTGATCTAGTTGTTGTTGGTGATGGGAAGGAAATTAATCTTGTTGTAAAGGACAAGAATAATCCTAGTTCTAATGAATTCTCTGTTGTTGTTGGCAAAACGACAGATGTCTTCAATCTTTGTTTCCGAATGGAAAATCTAAAACTGATTCCAGGAACATATGGAGTGACTATCTCAAAAGATCTTCTGGCTCGATTCAAGAACACTAAGATGGATCTGACATATTACATTACTCTTGAAACCGATTCCACTTATGAAGACTGATCATGAGAGACGATTTTATTTACGTTGAGAAGTATGCACCAAAATCAATTGATGATTGCATTCTTCCACAGTATCTAACTCAGATTTTCAGTGACTATAGAGACACTGGGAAGGTTCCTAATATGACCCTGGCAGGCCCTCCAGGCGTCGGTAAGACATCAACCATCAAAGCATTGGCACATGAGCTTAAACGCGACTTCATGGCCATCAACGGGTCCGATGAGAGGTCGATTGATGTGGTTCGCAACAAGATCAGAAACTATGCATCCACAGTTTCAATGATGCGGACTGGTAAGAAAATTCTTCTCATTGATGAGGCGGACAATCTTACATATGATGCTCAGCTGGCTCTGAGAGGATCCATTCAGGATCTCCAGAATAATTGTTCCTTTATTCTGACCTGTAACTATCCAAATAGAATTGATCCTTCCATTTCAGAATCCAGATGCCCTGTAATTGAATTTTCTGTCCCATCAAACGAAAAGCCGGCCCTGGCTCTTCGGTATTATAAGAGAATTCTTGAGATTGTTAAGGCCGAGAATGTTGTCTGCGAAGACAACAAGGTTCTTATGATGCTCGTTGAGAAGTATTTTCCAGATTTCCGAAGAACTCTATTTGAACTTCAAAAACATGCAACTAGCGGAACAATTCGATCAAACATTCTGGCTCAGACATCAGACATCAAGATTTCTTCTTTGTTTGAGTTTATGAAGCAGATGAACTTCACCGAAGTTCGCAAATGGACGATTAATAATCTAGACAATGATTCTATGGTCATTCTTCGTCGTGTTTTTGACAATCTGGATACTTATGTTAAAAAGGCGTCTATTCCAGATATCATTATAATTATTCGTGATCATCAAGATAAAAATGTCATGGATAAGGAAGTCAATCTACTGGCATGTTTCGCCAAGATCATGTGTTCGGCAGAATGGCTATGAAAAAACTTGAATTGTCGGATTGGCTGAATTCTATCAATGTAACCAAACAAAACCTGATTAAAGACAATCCAGAACTAATTAAGTCTTATTCTCCTTATGTAATAAACAAATGTCTCTCTGCACATCTTGATACTGTTCTTTATGCCGAACAAATGAATGAGTGCTATGACCTAGATCCTGACATGCAGTACACTTTTTATCTAAATAGTGTAAGAAAGAAGAAACGCTATTCTTCCTGGATCAAAAAAACAAACATTGATGATCTGGAGTATGTAAAGGAGTATTATGGTTATAGTATGCAAAAGGCAGTTCAGGTTCTTTCTGTTCTAACAAAAGATCAAATCAATTTCATTAAACAAAAACTTGACAAAGGTGGATTAAAATGAGTACAATCAATGAACCGCAAGTGGCTTGGACACCTTCAATGATGGTTGAAGTCACTCTCAATGAGCCAGATGATTTTCTTAAAGTCCGTGAAACCCTCACTCGAATTGGCGTTGCCAGTCGAAAGGAAAAGAAGCTCTATCAGTCTGCTCATATTCTTCATAAGCAAGGTAGATATTATATCGTCTCATTTAAGGAGCTGTTTGCCCTGGACGGCAAATATGCAAATCTAACGGTGAGCGATGTTCAGAGACGTAATCGTATTATTAAGCTGCTTTCTGACTGGGGGCTGATTTCTGTTATTCATCCAGAAGCTATCACTGACATGGCACCACTGAATCTTATTAAGGTTCTACCTTATAAGGAAAAGGCAGAATGGGTTCTGGAAGCCAAGTATTCCATTGGCAATAAAAAGCCAGAAGTTGTATGATGGAAATTGTTGCTGCTCTTGTGGTGGGAATCTGTATTGGTTGGTTTAGTTTTTCCCCTCGCCAAAATATGAAAGAATCTTTTTCTGATTCTTATGTGTGTTTTGATGAGGGAAGAACTCAACGATGTAACGGGCATGGTGGTCCGTATATGCCTAAGCCAAAGATTGTCCCTTATGGTCAGGGATATCAACCTAACCCATCAAGTAACTCAATATACCCACCGCCACGTAATCCTTAATTACATAAAATATGACTAATCGTTACTTGTTAACAGCTGGAAGTGCGTACTACCCAAGTTATGGTACGGGGGATTGGATAGCAACATATCCTACATATGAAGATGCTAGAAATATGGTTAAAGAAATCATAACTCATCAATATTATACTAAAGGTAAACATAAAGGAGAAATAAAAGAAACACATACAAGATATAAAATTAATGAATCTACTGTTGATTGGTATGAAATTATTGACTTGTCACACTGGATTTAGGCCAAAATAACAAGTATAAATAAAGTCGGAAATGCCTACGGGGTTTCCAAATTCAACTGATGCTCATAGGAGATCAAAATGTCACTGCAAAAAATTCAGATCAAAGACCTTAACCGGCTTCTTACCGGAATTGAACGCCATTCAATTGGAATGGATGATGTATTTAATAATGTGTTTTCCAATGTACAGATGGATTTAAATTATCCCCCTCATAATACTATTGAAGAGGAAAATGGATCATTTGTTTTAGAAGTTGCCTTGGCTGGGTTTAATGAAAAAGAAATTTCTGTTTATACAGAAGACAATAAATTGTTTATTTGTGGAATCAAACCGCAGACCAATAGAAAATATCTACATAAAGGAATAGCAAATCGTTCCTTTAAAAGATATTGGAACATTCCAGATGGAACGGAA